AGAACTATCACTTCTACTTCATCTTCGCTAATATCAGATAATTCTATAGTATCTGGTACTAGTGAAAGATCTATTACTAGTGTATCTACTAGTCTAATCTCAACAAATTCTTCAGTTAGCGGCTCAGGTGCTAGAAACTTAGTTGTTGCGGTTGCTTCCGCGGAAGCAGGCGACGCATCAGTATCTGGCATAGTCGAACGTATTGTTGTTTCCACTCTTGGTGCATTAGGCATCACATCATCATTTACTGGAACAGGTGAGCGTCAGATTACCGGCGCCGGCGCAATTAGTATTACATCAGTCGTTTCGGGTATAGCAGAAAGAGAAATAGTAAGTTCTGGAAGTCTTGTATCTGGAGGGTCCGCGTCGAGCGGTACTGGTACACTTGAATTTTCTTCGTCTGGATCACTTATAGCGGGCAATAGTTCGCTATCTGGTATAGGTGAGAGAGAAATTGTTGGAACTGGTGCCGTAGTAGTTAGTAATTCGACTATTATTGGAGATGGTATTAGAGAAGTAGTATCTATATCCGGAGCATTAGGTATTACTGCTTCGTTTGTAGGTACAGGTGAAAGAACAATTACGGGTAATGGTACGGCTGTATCAAATAATTCAACAGTCATAGGCACAGGCAGCAGAAATCTAATAGTCGCAGCTGCAACACTACAATCTAACGATAGTTCTGTATCTGGTATAGCAGAAAGAATAATATCTAGCACTGCCGGTAACATAGAAAGCGAAAATAGTGAGTTGAGTGGTATTGCTATTCGTGAAATTGTTTCTGTTGTAGGCGCGTTGGGAATTACATCGTCATTTACTGGAACTGGTGAGCGTGAGATTACTGGTTCTGGTACTTTAACTAGTACTTCTAGCTCTACTGGATCAGGAAGTCGAGTAATCTCTGCAAATGGTGATCTTATTATCACCACATCAGTAAATGGTGTCGCTGAAAGAGAAATTATAGGCAACGGCATAATAGTTAGTTCATCTTCGTTTAGTGGCAATGGCACAAGAGAAGTTGTCAGTGTAATTGGTGCCATTGGTGTTACATCATCGTTTACCGGTACAGGAATAAGAACAGTTAGCGGTACAGGTTCTCTTGTATCTGGAAATGCTTCTGCATCCGGATCAGCTACAGGAACTTCGCAATCTTCAGCATCTGGTATTTCAGGAATACAAAATCCATCAGTAAATGGTGTTGCTGAAAGAGAAATAGTTTCTACTGGTGGATTAATATCGAATAATGTTTCTGTTTCTGGTATAGCCGAAAGAGAAATTGTGTCTGTTAGCGGTGTATTAGGTATTACAACATCGATAGTTGGCGTGGGTGAAAGAACTATTACTGGTACTGGTTCTCTTATTTCAAGTAACGCGGCTATATCTGGTGTTGCTGAAAGAGCTCTTATTATTGTTACAGGACCATTAACATCTGAAAACTCATCTGTTGATGGTATCGGAGAAAGAGAAGTTGTTGGTGTTGGTTCTATTGTTTCTGTTGGTTCATCTGTAGGTACTGGCGAACGTACTGTAATAGTCGTATCAGGACCACAAAGCGATGATAGTTCAGTCAATGGCACAGCTGAAAGAATAATTGTCGCATCCGGTAATCTCTTAGCTGCAAATTCATTGCTTGAGGGAGATGTAGAAAGAGATAATACTGCTAATGGTGTGTTAATTTCACCAACTACTATTGTCTCAGGTTTTGGCCAAAGAGAAATTACAGGTATTGGTCAATTAATTCCGACTAGCTCTGCTATTGGTTCAGGTATACGAGAAGTTGTAGCTATATCAGAATTACAAAGTGAAGACAGTATAGTTAGCGGTATTGTTGAAAGAACTGTAATCGGTAGTGGTTCTCTAACTTCTGGTAATTCTTCAACGACTGCAATCGCCGCTCTTGGCGAAGGTTTTGGTTCAGTACAGGGAAGTTCTACTGTTTCTGGTATTGGTACGAGAACAATACCTGGCGTCGGTCAATTAATTAGTAATAATAGTAGTATAGATTCAATTGGAATCAGAGAAATCACTAGTGTTGTCAGTCTTATAGCTTCTGATTCTATTGTATCTTCTATAGCAGAAAGAATTATTACTACTGATGTTGCGATTGTATCTGCTGATAGTAATATTTCTGGCACAGCAGAACGCATAATCACTAGTGACGTAACGTTACAATCACAAAATAGTAATATAGCAGGCGAAGGTTTAGGTGCCAGAACGATTATTGGTGCACTCGTATCTGATGACTCATCTATTTCCGCAATAGTCGAAAGAGAAGTTAAACTAATATCAGGTATCGATGGCCTTACACAATCGTTTGTTGTATCGCCTGGTGAAAGAGAAATTCCTGTTGTCAATCATACTCTGCAGGGTGAAAGCGCAGTCAGCGGTATTGCTGATAGGACAGTTACACAGACAGCAGATAATTTACCACAAAATGATAGCTCTGTAATTGGTGTAGCTGAAAGAATCGTCACACAAACTGCCGATAATATACCGCAGTTACCCGATAGTGTAGTGAGTGGTTCTGGTACCCGAACAATCACATTAAAACAATCTCCAATTGTTGATAATTCTTCTGTTATTGGATCTGGAATAAGAATTGTTAAAGTACTAGATGGACCGAAACCACAAAGTACAGTTAGTGGTTCTGGCATACGAACAGTAGTACAAACAAATGATGGTTCACTTGTAACAACTGGATGTACAGTTACAACGCAGCCTCCAGTTGAAAGAGAAATAACTCAGACAGCGGATAATATCCCGCAGGCTGATGATTGTGTTGTTAATGGTATCGGTGAAAGAATTATTACCACAGAAATTAATATTGTCGCTGGTAATTGCGTTGTTACTTCTCCGATCGGTGAACGTGAAGTTAAGGTAGTTAAAGGACCGCAGGCGGAGGCTTCTGTTTCTGGTGTAGGTGAAAGAATAATTGTTTCAACATTTACATCATTGTCAACTGTTGCTGCAGTAAAAGCTATTGTTGAAAGAATTATCACGCAAAAAGCTGATAATATACCGAGAAATGATAGTAGTCTAAGCGGTATAGGTGAAAGAGAAGTTAAAAAGGTCGATGGACCAACTGCGAATCAATCATCTGTTAGTGGTGTAGGTTCTCGTGGTGTTATTGTTGTAGCACATGATATACAGGGTCAAAGTACTGTCACTGGTATTGGTCATGCAGAAATTAAACTTCTAGCAGCTAAACAACACATTGTGATTAAATTGGCTGCAGACGCAGATGGTAACGATACTCGTACAATTACTGCGATCAAACCAGACACACAGGTCATTGTTGTAAGACTAAGACCAAATGTAATAGCTGGAAATGATAGAGAAATAGAAATACAATTACCTATTAAACAAGCAAGTTAGATAAATAAAATAACGATTAACGGAGAGCACAAATGGCAGTTCCAACTACAAGAGATGATTTTAAGGAGTATTGTCTTCGCTCTCTTGGAAAACCCGTCATCGAAATTAATGTAGACGATCTTCAAGTCGAAGATAGGATCGACCAAGCTTTGCGTTTTTATTGGGACTATCACTTTGACGGTACTGAAAAAATATACTATAAACATCTCATCGATGATGATACAATAGCTAACAAATATATTGATTTACCTCAAAATATTATTGGAGCTGTAAAGCTTTTCCCTATTGGTGATCCAAATACATCGTCTGGTGATATCTTTAATATCCGATATCAGATCGCGCTAAACGATTTATATACACTTACAAATGTTGCATTGATCGATTACTATATGACAATGGAACACCTCGCGTTAGTACAAGAACTTCTTGTCGGTAAACCACAGATCAGATATAATCGCCATCGTAATCGATTACATATTGATGAAACTGCAGGAGATTTGGAAGTCGGCCAATATTTGTTAGTCGAAGCATACGAGTTGGTAGATCCAACAACATATACAGATGTGTGGTCCGATCGTTGGCTACAATATTATACTTCGCAACTTATCAAACGGCAATGGGGTACAAACCTAACAAAATTCGAAGGACTTCAATTACCTGGTGGTGTGACGTTTAACGGTAGACAAATCTACGACGAAGCGCAGGCAGAAATCACTAAACTAGAAGAAGAGATGATCAACAACTACAGTCTGCCTGTAATGGATATGATTGGTTAGCACTAGCTAATTATACACACAAATTAGGAATTGTAAACAGTAATGGCCACAAACCCGTATTTTGACAATTTTACAAATACGCCAGAGCAGACCCTGATCGAAGATCTGATTATTGAATCGATCAAGATATATGGTCATGATATGATCTATTGTCCTAGAACTGTAGTAGCTAGAGATAATGTATTTAATTCTGATTCTATTTCTAGATATGAAGATTCATACACAATTGAGATGTATATCAAAAATGTAGAAGGTTTTGAAGGTGAAGGAGATTTCTTATCACGCTTTAATATTCAGATCAGAGATGAAATAACTTTTACTGTTGCTAATAAAAGATTCAGTGAGGCGATAGGCGATTTCGAAGGTCAAATACGACCACAAGAAGGCGATATTTTATATTTTCCCCTCACAGAAAAAATATACGTTATTAAATTTGCAGAACATGAAGCTCCTGTATTTTATCAAATGGGCGCATTACAATGTTATGATTTAAGATGTGAACAATGGGAATACTCAGGGGAAGAATTGGATACAGGTATTGCTGCTATTGATGATTATCAAGAACTTTATACTATTGTAGCTGATGCAGATGATGGTGTAACATATGATGCAAATAATAATGTAATCATGGATGCAAACACTGGTCGTCCGCTGGGTGTAGTAACTGATTGGCAACCAGATGATGTGTTTAATGATGGCGGCACATTCGAAACTTTGGCTGATGGATTTATTGACTTCTCAGAAGCAGATCCATTTAGCGACGACGGGCGATACTAATGTTTGGAAGAACTTTTTACCACGATACATTGAGGAAGTATGTCATACTTTTTGGCACACTCTTTAATGATATTTGGATCAATCGTCCTGATAATGCAGGTAATGTAAAGCAGTCACTGAAGGTACCACTTTCGTATGGACCAAGAGAAAAATTCTTGGCTCGTATTGATGGTATCGACAGTAACAGAGATCCACAAGAAAATCCTTTCTCTATCGTTTTACCGAGAATGGGATTTGAGATTACAGGATTCAATTATGCTCCAGAAAGAAAATTGCCTACACGTAATAACTTCGTTACTACGGTTACCGATGACAATACTAAAAAGAAACATGTCTACAATCCGGTCCCGTATGACATTAATTTTTCACTTTCTATTTTCGTAAAGAATACAACCGACGGTACACGAATCATTGAACAGATCTTACCGTTTTTTACACCTGAATGGACATCGACTATTCAACTTGTAGATGATGCACCTATTGATATCAAACTCGATATTCCATTAGTATTAACTTCAGTCAATCAAGACGATGTGTATGAAGGCGCATTTGAAGAACGTCGCGCCTTAATTTGGCAGTTAGATTTTACAATGAAAGGTGTGTTTTTTGGACCAGTATATAAACAAGAAATAATTAATTTAGCAAACACACAAATTTTTGACTCGACATTGTATGACGATATTACTTTAGCTCCAGCTGGTCTTGATCCTGATCTAGATGTAGCGTCACGTTTAATTAATCAACCCGGTTTATTAGCCAACAATACACCTACAGTATACACCAGTTTAAATGTCGAACAAGCAACAGCGATCGCAAGCATAACTAATGGAGCTGTCACTTCTATTACAATAGTAAATGATGGTGTAGGTTATCAGAATCCTACAGTTAATATTACGGGAGGCGGTGGCGCCAACGCTACTGCTACTGCAGTGGTTGATAGTTCAGATTCTATTCAGAGTATTATAGTAACAAACGGTGGTTCGGGTTATACAAGTACGCCTACTGTTACTATATCTACACCAGATTTACAATCTATACCAGCAAGCGGCATCGCTGCTAACTCAAATTATGGATTTGCTACTACAATTCAAACTCCATATCCTGATCAATGAAGGATAAAGAAATGAAAGATAATGAACAATTAGATGATATTTTAGATATTAAAACGACGACAATTGTAGAGGTTGGAAATGAAGAAAAGTTGCCTACTACATATCGACCATCTCTGCATGAAACCGACAAAGAAGTAGAAA